TCACCCGCGCGGCACCTGGATCGTGACGGCCAACCCGGGCTCGTCCGGGTCGTCGACGATCTCCTTGCCGTCCAACCACGACCCGATCATGTGCGCCAGCTCGCCGGGGTGCGAGAAGTTCATCGCGTGGGCCGCGCCGCGGATCACCGCCAGGGTCACGTGCGGCGGCGCCAGGCGGGCGACCTCCATCACCCGCCACGGCGGCGGCATCATCGGGTCCCTGCTGCCGATCACCGCGAGCGCCGGCACGGACAGCCGCAGCAGCCGCTCGAGTGACGGGTAGCGCACCAGCTCGCTGAACAGCCGGAGCGCGTTGGCCGGCCCGAACCGCAGGTAGTCGGGGACCGCGACGCGCGCCATCGTCACGTCCTCGCGGCGCCCGTCCTTCGCGAGCTGCACGAGACCGCGAGACAGCGGCTGGTTGTACATCCCGCCCGCCGGCGACGCCAGCACGATCCCCTCCACGCGTTCCGGGGCGACGTGCGCGACCTCGAGGGCGACCGGGCAGCCCATCGAGTTGCCGACGAGCACCACGCGGTCCAGGTCCAGGGCGTCCAGGAGCGCGAGCAGGGCCTCGGCCAGCGCCGGGATCCCGAGCGTCGCGCCCCAGCTCTCGCTGCCCCCGTACCCCGGCAGGTCCGGCACCACGTTGGGGGCGCGGGCCGCGAGCCGGCGGGCCGTGGGCATCAGGTAGGTACCGGAGATCGCGAACCCGTGCACGTGCACGATCGGCGTGGCACCCGGGACCGGGTCGCTCATCCGGACGTGCACCTGGTGGTCGCCGACGCGGACGCTCCGGTCGGTCCAGCCCGGGTCCGCGGACTGGGCCCCTGCGGCGTGACGTCGAGCCGACATGACCGGCACCTTCCCAGCGTGGCTCGCGGCGGTCGGCGAGCGCCCACGCGTCCATGCTCGACGTCGCGGGCGGAGCGGGCCTCATCCTCGGCGGGTGCGTCTCGCCGGGCCAGGCGGGTCGCGTGAGCCCGGACGCAGAAGACCCCCGGCAGCACGGGGCTGTCCGGGGGTCCTGGTGGCTCCCTCGACTGGACTCGAACCAGTAACCGTCCGATTAACAGTCGGATGCTCTGCCAATTGAGCTACGAGGGATCGCGCGGGGAAAACTCTAGCAGCACGCCCGGGGTGCTCCGGCCACCGGGCGCGAGGCGGTCCTCAACCCCGCAGACCGGCCGCCGCCCGCACCCGCGCCTCGGCCTCGTCCAGCACGGCCACCACCGCCGGGTCGGCGAGGTCGACGCGGCCGGACCCGATGACCTGGGTGAAGAGCTCGCCCTCCTCGCCGCGGCGCAGCGCCACCCGCACGGGGCCCACGCCCGGGAGGGTCACCGTCTCGACGTGCACCACGGAGGACTGCACCCGCTCCCGGAAGGTCTGGGCGAAGCTGACGGGCACGGGCGGCGCGAGCGGCAGCTCCTGCACGGCACCGGTGACCCAGTGCACGGTGATCGCCGCGGGTTCCGGCGCGAACGACGCCCGGTCGACGTCGGACCACGGGTGCCGGACGACCTCGGCGCCGTCGGCGACGTACAGGGCGCGGCGGGTCGCGGCGAGCCACCGGCCCCCGGAGAGCGCGGCGCTCGCGAGCACCCGGTCGCCCGGCGGCAGGTCGAGCGAGCGGCGGACGTCGTCCGGCAGGGAGCGGCGGCGGGAGAAGAGCGGCACGAGGGTCCACGGTAGTCGTCCGCCCGACGTCGCGGTGCCGCCCGTTCGGTAGCCTGGCCCGCGTCGGGGGCAGTAGCTCAGCCGGTCAGAGCAGCGGACTCATAATCCGTCGGTCGTGGGTTCAAGCCCCACCTGCCCCACCCGTAGTGACCAGCACGTTCATCTTGGAGGCTACACCTGCGGTGTAGCCAACGGTGTAGCCAAGCACCTCCGGCGGCCCCGGTCGCGCACCCGCCGCAACCGGCCGACCGTCATCGGGTCGTGCGCAAGCGCGGCGGGATCGTCGAGCAGCCGGGCGATCCGCTGGTAGTGCCGCATCGGGGTGTCGCCGAGCTCGCCGCGGATCGCGTCCTCCTTCGTCCCGGCGTGCCGCCAGAACCGGGCCTCGATCGCGAGCGCGGCGACGTCCTGATCGGTCACTCCCCCACCGCCCGCAGGTGCCGCACCACGCCGACGCGCCGCAGGTACGACTCTCGCCACAGGACGATGTGCTTCGGCTGCACGTTGAGCTCGCGAGCGAGCGCAGCGTCCCGGCACCCGACGAGCGCCTCCGCCTCCGCGAACGCCTCGGGGGTGATCAGGAGCCGGGCGGCGTAGGTGTCGGCCTCACGCTCGTCCCGGGCGCGGTCGTGCGCCGACGTCCAGTCGTGGCCGTGAACGTGGTGCCCGCACTCGTGCGCGAGCGTGACCCGCTGCTGCGCCATCGAGCGGCGGTCGTTGATGACCACCAGGCCGCTGCTGTGGATCTCGCCGTTCCGCACCCTGCCGAGGTCCCGGAACTGCACGCGCAGGCCGAGGCCGGCGGCGTGCTGCAACAGGTCCTCCAACGCTCCCCCTACGGCTGGTCCTCGTGCGACTCGAACTCTCGGGCCGCTTCCTCGTCGTCCGAGGCAGCCATGATGTGGTCGACCTCTGACACGTCACCCTTTCGGCGGATCGGGACCACGGGCGCCGGGCTCTCCCCGGCGGGGTACTTGGGGGTCGAGTCATGCTCGCCACCTGCTTCCTGGGCTCGTCGCGCTTCGTCGAGCTCGCGGTTCTGCTTCGCGAACTGGCGCACCACGTCGATGACGACGCGGCGCTGCTCGGGCGACAAGAGGTCAGCGTCAGGCGGCAGGGACTCGGCGAGCGGGCTCAGCGGCATCGGGAGGCCGGCGGCGTCGTAGACGCGCGCCAGTGGGATGCCGGAGAGCTGGGCCAGCGCCGCGAGGGTCGCCGCCTTCGGCCGGGAGTTGTACGTGCCCGCGATGATCTTGTCGACCGTCGTGTACGACAGCGTCAGCCCACGCTTCTTCGCCTCGCGGTCGAGGGCGCGCCCCTGCAGGCCACCGACCTTGCGGGACGCTTCGAGGGCGACCTCGCGGAGCGTCAGCGGTGCGTCGTCTGTCATGGCCCAAACCCTCTCGGTGGTCGTCTCACTGGTACTAGCGGCGACAGCGCATCGCGTGACAAGTAACCCGCTGATTCTGCCTGATGACCTGCGTCTTTCCCCGGACCGCTTGACAACCGTTGGACATACGCGGCACGCTCCACTTGTCAGCACCGACGAACGGAGGCACGATGTACGCACAGACCCGACCAAGGATCCGAAACTCGAGGGAGGTGTTCATGCGCATCAAGGACCCGGAGACGATCCGCGAGGTGCGACTCGAGCACGGCTACACGCAGCGCAACCTCGCGGACCTGTGCCGCTGCTCGCAGGCTGCGATCTGGCAGATCGAGAACGGGGTGCTCACGAGCATCTCGGAGGACCTCGCGACGCAGCTCTGCAAGTGGCTCAAGCGCAAGGAGCGCGAGTTGTTCACCCGCGGCGAGATCCGCACGCACGCGGTGACAACCGCGGCACGCCGCACCCGTCAGTCGGCGGCGGCCTGATGTCCGCCGCGGTGCAGGACGTGCTCGACGTCGTCGTGGAGGACCACCGGCCCTCCCGCGTCGACACCCGCGAGGCGATCCGGCTCGCCGTGCTCAAGGCGGCAGCGGACCGGCGCGGCCTGGTCCACATCGCGGCGGTCCGCCGGCACCTGCCGCCGTGGGTGTCGGTCGAGCAGATCGGCGCCGTCACGAACCGCCTGGTGCGCCGCGGCTACCTCGTCTCGACCGGCAGGTACGAGCCCAACGGCGACCGGCACGCCCGGAACGCGTCGAAGCCCGCCGCCGTCCGGCGGCTCGTCCGCCCGATCCCACCGGAGGCCCTGCGATGACGTTCCCGACCATCACCGTCGCGCAGGTCTCCTACGACCTCCGCGGTGCCGCCGACGCCGCCGGGTGCGGGATCACCTCGATCAAGGAGGCCGTCGAGTCCGGCGACCTGATCGCGCACTACCGCGGCACGAAGCCGCTGATCCGTGCGGTCGACCTCGACGAGTGGGTGGCGTCGCTGCCCACCTCGCGGCCGCGCCGCATCGCCTGACCCCAGACACGACGAAGCCCGGCCACACCACCACAGCAGGACCGGGCTTCACCGAACAACGAGAGGAAGTCTACGAGATGGACCCCAAGGACATCCCCGCCGTCGAGGCGGAGCGGCAGATCCGCGAGGCGCAGCAGCGCCGCCGCGGGCGTCCGGTCTGGGCCTGGGCGCGCACCGCGCCCGCGACGAACGAGACGAACCTCCGCGAGCTCAGCGCCCGCCTCCGCGCTCCCGGCGCCGGCGCGACGCTGCGGGACGTCGTCGCCGACCTGTACGCGTCCCCGATCGGGCGGCACGGGATCCGCACGGTCCCGTCGATGGTCGAGAACGTCGCCGCGCACCGCGAGTACTTCGCGGAGCACCCCGAGCAGGTGTCGGCGTGACCGCGCTGGACCGCCAGGTGGCGGAGACCGCGGAGCGCGTCACCGGTGGCGTCGGTGACGTCGTCCTGACCGTGTCCGCGTGGGTCGGGACCGCCGGGTTCGGGCTGCTCATGGGCGTCGTCGCCTTCGTGGCGGTGGCCCAATGACCGCCCCTCGGCTCGTCGGCCAGCCGGTGTCGACCCGCTGGCTCTACGCGATGGGCGAGACGTTCACGACCGACCGCGCCGGCGACTTCGACCACGTCATCGTCTCGCTGGGCACGCACGGCGACACGTGCGCCTTCCCGGCGACCGCCGAGGGTCGGATCCTCGACCTCGACGGGTTCGGGTTCTCGCTCGGCCCCTCGCGCTGGCTGTCGCTCACCGAGCACGAGGCGTACCTCGCCGACTGCGTGGCCGCCCACCGCACGGGCGAGATCGCGTTCGGGTTCGGATGGGTCCCGAAGGCGGTGACGGCATGACCGCCCTGGACGCGGCCCCGGCCGCAATCGACCAGGTGACCGGTGTCGCGACCCTCGCGTCGCTCGACGTCCGCACCGCCGACCAGTGGTGCGTGTGCCTCGCCTACACCCCGTCCGAGCACGCCCACATCGTCATCCGCCCCTCGCGCGTGGTGACCGGACCCGTGGAGGTCGACGTCCCGTGAGCACCTACGAGCAGCACCTCGCCCTGTCCGCCGAGCGCGAGCTCGCGCGCATCGAGGCCCAGCAGAACCAGGACGTCGCGGACCTCGTCGACGACCTCTGGGACGCCAAGCCCTACGACCCGAACGACCCCGACGACGTCCCCGACTACGGATGGGAGGACGCAGCATGACCGCCGAGGTGATCTACGACCTCCCGAACGCGGAGTACCACGCGCGCCCTGAGCTGTCGTCGTCCGGCGCCCGCACGATCCTCAAGTCGCCGGCTCGGTTCGCGTGGGAGCGGAAGCACCCGGTCTTCTCGGACACCTTCGACTTTGGGTCCGCCGCCCACGCCATCGTCCTGGCCGACGAGTCCACGGTGATCGTGGAGGTCGAGGAGGACGACTGGCGCAAGTCTGCCGCGAAGTCCGCCAAGGCCGAGGCCCGAGCCGCGGGGAAGATCCCGCTCCTCACGAAGGAGCTCGCGACCGTCCGCGCGATGGCCGACGCCATCCGACAGCACCCCGTGGCTGCGGCGCTCCTCACCCGGCCAGGCCGATCCGAGGTCTCCGTCATCTGGGACGACCGGCGCGCCCGGTTCGACCGCATCCCCGACCACGCGGGCCGGCGCCTCATCGCCACCGACTACAAGACCACCGCCCACGCCGACGAGCGGTCCTTCACCAAGTCGGTCGCCGACTTCGGCTACCACCAGCAGGCCGCCTGGTACCTCGACGCACTGCACGCCATGGGCTACCCCGACGCCGCGTTCGTGTTCGTCGCCCAGGAGAAGACCGCCCCGTACCTCGTCAACGTCATCGAGCTCGACCTCGAGGCGCTGCGCATCGGCCGGGCGCTCAACGACCGCGCGATCGCCCTGTGGCGCGAGTGCACCGACACCGACACCTGGCCCGGCTACGGCCACGACGTCAAGACCATCGGCCTGCCCCGCTGGGCCGTCTACGAGTTCGAGGAGTCCGTCGCATGACCGACATCGCCCTTCCCTCCGACCGCACGCCCCGCCCGGTCCCGGCGGCCACCCAGGCGACCGCCGTCGAGCAGGCCCGCGCCGTCGCAGAGGTGGCCGCCGCCGTCCGCGTCGCCCAGGAGTTCCCCCGCGACGTCACCCGGGCGATCGACCGCATGCGGCAGGCGTGCAAGCAGCGCGCGCTCGCCGACCGCGCCTTCTACGCCGTCCCCCGAGCCGGCGGCCGCGTCGAGGGGTCCACCGTCCACCTCGCCCGCGAGCTCGCCGCCTGCTGGGGCAACGTCGACTACGGGATCCGCGAGCTCCGCCGCGACGACGACGCCGGCATGTCCGAGATGCTCGCCTGGGCGTGGGACCAGGAGACGAACGTCCGGTCCTCCCGGTCGTTCGTGGTCCCCCACGCCCGGATGGCCGGCCGCGGCCGCGACAAGACCCGCGAGCGGCTCGTCGACCTCGGCGACATCGCGAACAACAACAACTCCGTCGCCGCCCGCGCGGTGCGCGAGACGATCTTCACGGTCCTGCCGGTCTGGTACCGGGTCGAGGCCGAGGAGATCGCCGCCCGGACCCTCGCCGGCGACGGCGCCGCCTCGAAGACGCTCGCCCAGCAGGCGTCCGACGCCGCCACGCACTTCGAGTCCCAATGGAACGTCGCGCGTGCCCAGCTCGAGGAGCGCCTCGGGCGGCCCGCGAGCCACTGGACCGTGCAGGACCTCGCCGCGCTCCGGGTGCTGTCGTCCGAGTTCACGCGCGGCGAGAAGCGCGTCGAGGAGGAGTTCCCGGCACCGCAGCACCAGGCCGTGACCGCAGACGAGATCACCGGCGGTGCCGCATGAGCGCCGACCCTGCCGACGCCCCCTTCGGCTACCAGCGCTCGCTCACCGGCCAGGTCGGCGTCTCGGAGCCCGAGGGCGCTCCCGAGGGCGAGCACAGCCCGGACGACGACCTGCGCCGCGCACACGACGAGCACCCCTGCCGGTGCGCCCACCACCGCGAGACGAACGGAGACGACTGATGACCACGCAGACCTTCACCGGGACCCTCACCGTCATCGACTGCCCCGCGTGCGGGATGCCGTTCGGCATCACGACCCGGTTCGAGACGCAGCGCCGCGATGACCACACGACGTTCTACTGCCCTGCCGGCCACGGGCAGAGCTTCCGCGGGAAGTCCGCGCTCGAGCAGGAGCGGGACCGCCTCAAGGCGTCCCGCGACAGGGCCGTCCAGTCCGAGCAGTGGTGGCGCCGGCGCGCAGAGCAGGAGCGGCGCAGCGCGGCCGCGCAGAAGGGCCACCGCACCCGCGTCCTCAACCTCATCGCCAAGGGCGTCTGCCCGGTCGCCGGATGCCGCCGGAACTTCACGAACGTCCGCGAGCACATGGCCACCCAGCACCCCGACTTCCACACCCACGAGGAGCAGGCATGACCACCCTCACCGACTGGCTCGACGAGACCCAGGACCGCATCGACGCAGCGGAGACGAGGCGGGCCGATCTCGCGGAGCGGAAGCTCGCAGACCTCGCCCGCACGAACCTCCCGAAGGCCCTCGACGGGCTCCGGACCGTGCTGGACCCGAGCACCGCACGACGGATTGTCGCCATGAGCCACCAGATCACGCCCGAGGAGTTGGCCCCGGAAGACCTCTGGCTCGTCCAGGAGGTCGAGCAGATCATCGCGGCCACCGTCGCCACCGCGCTGGGGGTGCAGCCGTGACCGCCCCCGGCTACCCGACGTGGCAGCGCGCGTTGTACGCCGACGCCCTCCCGCCCGCACCGCTCAGCCGCACCACCCGCGCCTGGCGACGACTCCGCGCAGTGATGCGCGAGATCAGGAACGCACGATGACCGACACCCCGTACTACGAGGACGAGCAGGTGACGCTGTGGCACGGTGACGCCCTCGCCGTCCTGCAGCAGCTCCGACCAGGAAGCGTCGACTGCGTCGTCACGTCCCCGCCGTACTTCGGCCTCCGCGACTACGGCGTCGACGGTCAGCTCGGCGCCGAGGACACCCCGATGCAGTACGTCGCCGCGCTCGTCGGGATCTTCGACGAGATCCGGCGCGTGCTGGCCGACGACGGCACCCTCTGGCTCAACCTGGGCGACGCCTACGCCGGCAAGGCGAACGCCGGCCGCACCTTCACCAAGAACCGCGGGCACAACGTCAAGCCTGTCGGCTACCCGGCGCAGCGCAACATGACCGCGCACGCCCCGTACAAGTCGCTGCTCGGGCTCCCGTGGCGCACCGCGCTCGCCCTCGTCGACGCCGGCTGGACGCTGCGCAGCGAGGTCATCTGGCACAAGCCGAACCCGATGCCCGAGGCCGTGAAGGACCGCCCCACGTCGTCGCACGAGCACGTGTTCATGCTCACGAAGGGCCCGCGCTACTACTTCGACGGCGGCGCCATCGCGGAGGACGCGACCGGGCGTGCGAGCGGCAACGGCTTCGCCCGACCCGAGGCGATCAACCGCGGAGGCGCCGGCGCCGAGACGCCGTGGGAGGGCCGCCCGTACCGCAACCGCCGGGACGTCTGGGAGATCGCGACCGTCGGCTTCCCCGAGGCGCACTTCGCGACGTTCCCCCTCGCGCTCCCCGAGCGGTGCGTCCTCGCGAGCTCGCGACCTGGTGGCGTCGTCCTCGACCCGTTCTCGGGCTCCGGCACGACGGGCCTCGCGGCCGCGCGCCACGGACGCCGCTACGTCGGCATCGACCTCAACGCCGAGTACCTCGACCTCTCGCTCCGTACCCGCCTCCGGGACCGGACGCTCAACTTCGGGGAGGTGCCGGCATGACCCGCGCAACGAGCACCGCGCCGACGAGCGTGCACCGCGATCTCCTGCGCCGCGTCGGCGAGCAGATCGGTGGCCTCATCGCGGGAGGGATCCTGAGCGACGAGGGCATCGACCGTGTGGTCGCTACTCCCGGCTCCGGCAGCTTCGGGGCCGGCGAGACGTGGGGCCGGTACCACCTCGCGCTCGACGGCATCGCGTGCACCCCGCAGGTCAACGGCCTGCCGAGCAACACCGTGCTCGTGCCCTGGTCCGCCGTGCGCGGCATCCGCGACGCGGCCGCACCCGACGACCTCGACCGCCTGCGCGACGCGCTCGAGTTCGCGAACAGCGGCCCGCGCTACCGCCGGCACACCCTGCCGAGCCACCTGTTCCCCGAGAACCGCGACCCGGCCATGACGGATCAGGAGTGGACCGCCGCTGTGAACGCCGTCCACGCCCAGTGGAAGCGCGAGCACAACGAGCCCTACCTCGCGTACAGCGCCAAGGCCCACGACCTCGTGCAGCGGGCGCTCGCGACCGTGCTTGACCCCCCGATCCCCGACCTGCTCGACCTGCTCTCGCGGATGGACTCGGAGGTGGAGGCATGAGCACCTTGTCCGCCTACACGCTCGCACGACCAGCCGACACCCGCGGCCACGACCGCGGCGTGAACTGGCGCGACTCCGCGGAGTGCCGCGACGCCGAGCCCACCATCTTCGAGCCCGACGACGGCGGCACCCCCGACGACCTCGCATGGACCCACGCCCGGTCGATCTGCCGCGCCTGCCCTGTCCGAGACGCCTGCCTCGACGACGCCCTAACCGTCGAGTCCCCCGGGCAGCTCCGGTTCGGCATGCGTGGCGGCCTGACCCCTGACGAGCGTGAGCGGTACGCCCGCCGCCGTGCCCGCGCCGCCGCCCTCGGGAGGAGGACGCGATGAGGACCCACGGAACCCGCTCCTGCTACGTCATGGGCTGCCGCTGCGGACCCTGCATGGAGGCGCAGCGCATGTACTCGCGGAACTACTACCGGGAGTACCGCGCCCGTGTCGAGCACGTCCCGCACGTCGACAAGGCGCGGGCGGCGAGACACGTCGCCCAACTCCGTGCCGCCGGGATGGGCACCCGGGAGATCGCCGCGGCCGCCGGCACCACCCGGCAGACCATCACGACCATCAACGACCGCTCCCGCGGGATCCGCCCGGACACGGCACGTCGCATCCTCGCGGTCCGGTACGACCCCTTCCGCCTCGACGCGACCGGCGCGCAGCGGCGCGTCCGCGCCCTGGCCTGCCTCGGCTGGACGCGCGCGCAGATCGCCGAGGCGGCCGGCCTGCACGAGGACGGCATCGGCGACGTCATGGCCGGGCAGGTGACCGTCGTCTACCGGGCCACGGACCAGGGCATCCGCCGCGCCTACGACGCCCTGTCGATGAAGCACGGCCCGTCCGTCCACGCGCGTCGCCGCGCCGCCGCCGCGGGATGGGCACCGCCGCTCGCGTGGGACGACAACGCGATCGACGACCCCACCGCCCAGCCCCAGGGCGCCGGCTACCGCCCCGCCCCCGTCATCGACTCCATCCGCGAACTCGAACAGGACGGCCTCACCCGCGAGGCCATCGCCGCGCGCCTCGGAGTCACCCGAGACGCCATCGACCAAGCCATCAGCCGAGCCGCCAGGAAGGCAGCCGCATGACCGTCCACACCATGACCTTGACGGTCGGGTCGTCGAACCTCCTGACCGCGAACCGCCGCATCCACCACATGCAGCGCGCCCGCGCCACAAGGGTCCTGCGGCACGCCGCGGCGATCAACGCCGAGCCCATCCCCCGCATGGAACGCGCGCACCTCACCGTGTGGGTGTCCTGGCCCGACCGCCGGCGACGCGACGTCCACAACGTCATGCCGACCGTGAAGGCCCTCGTTGACGGCGCGGTGTCCGGCCCGGTCCGACCACGCGGCTCCGACGCCTGGACGAAGGGCGTTCTCCCCGACGACGACGACCGACACCTCACCGGCCCCGACCTCCGCGTCACCGACGAGCTCTCCGGCATCCCCGGCGTCGTCCGCTTCCGGCTCGAGTGGGAGGACCGGACGTGACCCGCGACCCGGCCGAGGTGATCGTCACCCGGCTCCTGTCCGAGAAGCGCGTCGTCATCTGCGCCCAGTGCGAGACCGCCGACGCGAACACCACCGACGGCCGACGCCGCCACCAACAGCTGCACGGACACGCCCTGTCCGGCACCGACACCAGGAAGAAGGCCACCCGTGCCTGAGTTCACCGACCGCCAGGCGACGGCGTTCACCGAGATCGTCGCCGACATCCGCGCGCGCGGCGTCGAGGTCGCCGACCGGATCGAGGACCCGTACTGGGTCGTCGAGTGGGCCGACGAGATCCGCCCCGGCCGTGGCCACTCGTTCAACGGCATCTGGTCCGACGGCGAGCACGTCGTCCAGGTCCTGATGGACGTCTACGGCTACCCGAGCGTCGGGATCGGCGCCGTCGAGTGGCTCCACAACAGCTCCGACGACGAGTGCTCCTGCGACCGCTGCGTGGCGGACCGCGCCGAGGACGACGAGGAGGCGGCAGCATGCGCGTCCTGACCGTCCGCCAGCCCTGGGCGTGGGCCATCATCCACGGCGGCAAGGACGTAGAGAACCGCGTCCGGTCGCTCGGGCCGTACCGCGGGCCGGTCGCGATCCACGCCAGCCAGCGCATCGCTGACCCCGCGGCCTGGACCGACCGGAACGTCCAGGCCGCCATGGTCCAGGCGGACAGCCTGCCCGCCTGGTCGACGACGCTCGGCACCGTCCTCGGCGTGGTCGACCTCGTCGACTCCCACCAGCGCGACGAGTGCATGACGCGCCCCGGCGGCTGGTGCTCGACCTGGGCGATGCCCGACCACCACCACCTCGTGATGACGAACCCGCGCAAGCTCGAACGGCCGTTCCAGGCGTCCGGGCGGCTCGGCCTCTGGATCCCGGAGCCGTACCTCGTGCAGCGCATCACCGACGAGCTGCAGGAGGTGGCGTGATGCCGAATCGCATCCAGATGAGCCGCCAGCGCCCGTGGCGGCACGAGCACCCCGACGCCGTCATCGTTGCCCGGCCGAGTGCGCTCGGGAACCCGTTCCGGGTGTACCGGCACTGCAAGGGCCCCAACGGTGACTGGGGAGTCGAGGACACGGGACGCCTCGGCACGCCGATGGGCCACGGCTGGACGAAGGTTGGCGCGACGAAGCACGCCGTCGCGGCCTACGCGCGCCTCATCGACGAGCAGTACCCGCCCGGCTCGTCGGCCCGGTACGCGCTCGTCGCGTCGCTCGCCGGCCGGGACCTGGCGTGCTGGTGCCCGCTCGACCAGCCCTGCCACGCCGACGTCCTCATCGAGCTCGCGAACCCCGACGACCGACCAGGCGAGGTGGGCTGATGGCACGCGAGCACGCCCGGATCTACCTCACGATCTGGGACGACCCCTCGTGGACGGCGCTCACCTCCGTGCAGCAACTCGTCTACGTGGCACTCGCTTCCGGTGCCGACCTGTCCTACTGCGGGGTCGCCCCGCTCGTCCCCGCGAGGTACCAGGGCATCAGCAGCGACATGTCCGCACGGAAGTTCCTCGCCGCCGTCGACGCCCTCGAGGTCACCGGATTCGTCGTCACCGACCGCGACACCCTCGAGGTCCTGGTCCGCTCCTACGTCCGCCACGACGGCCTCCTCAAGATGCCGAACGTCACGAAGGCCATGGTCAGGGCCCTGCACAAGGTCCACTCGCCGCGCCTCCGGGACGTCGTCGTCAACGAGCTCGCCCGCCTCTACCGCGAGCAGCCGAACGAGAAGGGCTGGCGCGGGTTCGCAGACCTCGACGCCGAAGGGTTCGCGGAGGTCGTCGAGAAGGCTTCGCGGAAGGGTTCGGCGAAGGGTTCCGCGAACCCCAAGGCGAACCCGGCAGCAACTCCCCTTCCCCCTTCCCCCTTCCCCCTTAGTGCTGTCCCCGGCATGCATTCATCGTCACCTTCCGTAGGGCGCGACGAGCCTGTGGATAACTCCGGCGAGGCGGCCCCGGCACGCGCGGCGGGAGTCGGGCGATGATGCCGATCACCGACACCCAGGCCCAGGCACTCGCGCAGTTCGCCGCGACCCTCCGCCCCGGCACCCCCACCGCACCCCGCTGGGACCCGCCGGGGATCCGCGCTGCGATCCACGCTGCCAAGCGCCGCGCACCCGCCGGCGAGCTCGCGATCGCCCTCATCCGCCTCGCAGGACGCGACGACCTCCGCACCCCGGCGCTCCTCGCCGAGGACGGCCCGCACTGGGTCGCCCTCCCGTTCGCGGAGACCCACGCACCGCAGCGCCGGAAGTGCCCCACGCACGGCATCGCGGTCCGGGTCACCGACGGGCTCTGCACCGGCTGCGTCGCCGACCGCAAAGCCGCCGACGACAACCGCGACGACACCCTCGCGATCGACCCCGACCGCGCCGAGACCAACGCCCGCGGGGCACGCACCGTCCTCCGCGCCATCGAAGCCGCCCAGAAAGGAGCACGACCGTGACCCACCTCGGCACCCCGATCCACCTCCGCGTCGTCGAGGAGGACGCTCCCGGTCCCCTTCCTCTCGACGAGGCGCAGAACGAGTTCCAGCAGCACTGGCAGGCAGCGAGGACGGCGTACTCGCAACTGCTCACGCAGGCGGGCTCGCTCGCCGTCCCGTTGCTCATCTCCGACGGGCCCCTCGGTCGCGGACGCATCCGCGCCACTCAGTACCCCGCCGAGCGCATCGCCGAACACGCACGAGCCATCACCGAGCACCTCGCGATCTGCGAAGACATCTGGACCCGCGCCAACAACACCGCCCGCACCACCCACACCACGAAGGAGCCGTCATGAGCACCGAGCACCCGAACCCGCCGCTCCCGCCCCTCACCGCCGAGGACTTCAACGACGGCGCGGGGTACACCTACCGCGGCGTGCCGATCATCGAGAACGAGGACGGCACCTACGTCTACGCGTACGGGCACGTCGACCCCGAGACGTTCGCAGGGGCAGTCAGCGACTACGACGCCGAGGTCACTCTGGACGACCCGACCGATCCCGACGCGGTCGAACACCTCTACGCGGTCACCATCCTCGGGCCCGACGGCCCCGAGGGGTGGCTCATGTCCTGGGCCGGCGTCCACGCCGAGACCCCCGGTTCCTTCCCCGTCACGGTGGTGTCCCGATGACCGCCGACGGCACGTACCCCACCCCGCGCGCGGGCGAGACCATCACCACCGCAGCCGAGCTCGACGCGCTGACCGCGGTCGGCACGATCCTCCGTGACAACGGCGGCCTCCCGCTCTGGCGTGATCGGCACTTCGGCTGGTGCTCGGCCAACGGCACGCGGGACATCGCCACCGACGCCGTGATCGAGGACGGCGCCCCCCTGACGGTCCTGTTCCGTCCGGACGCCCCGCAGCCGGCCCCGGGAGACGACGTGCGGTGCGCACAGTGCGAGGCGGGCCTCACGGCCGCTCAGGTGGACCAGGTGACCAGCGTCCTACAGGCCGCCACCCACCTCACGATGGTGTCCGCGATGCGGCCCGACGAGGCGATCCGGCAGGTGGCTCAGGCCGTTGCGGCGTTCACCCCGGCCCCGGTGCCCGACGACACCGTAGAGCGGGCCGTCACCCGCATGGAGATCAGCGCACGCGACCACCGCGAGTCCGCGGCGCAGTGCGAGGACCGCGGCGACATGGACGGGTACTCCGCCTCCACGGACGCCGCCGACATCCTCGACCGGCACATCCGCGAGATCCGCGCCGCCGCCACTGCTGCCCGTGCTGGGGAGGCGGAGTGGACGCCGGTGTGGGACGACGGTCTGGCGATCCTCCGCGCGGCGGACGTGCTGCGTCAGACGGGCGACTCGGCCTACCTCCCGGACGTGCGCGACGCCCTGCGTGCTGCCCACGGCCTCCCCCGAGCGCCCCGGCCTGCGTGTGTCAACCCGGAGCCCCTGGCCGCTCAGCGCGGCGGGGAGGTGGCGGACCGGGAGGCAGTGCAGCGGCGCATCGACCTGACGCTCAAGAACGTCGCCCGGTTCGCGGACCTCGCCGCCAAGACGCCCGGCGAGCGGCAGTCGATCATCGCCGCGCTGGCCGAGGCACAGGAGGACGTGGCCCTCCTGGCCGCCCGTGGCACCGCACCGACCGAGGTCGAGTGGGCCGTGCGGTGGTCCGACGGCAACGAGTGGACCGGCCTCAGCGAGGCTAGCGCCCGCCTCACCGCCACCACCGAACCCGACGTGACCATCATCCAGCGCGACGTGTCCGCGTGGCGGGAGGTACAGCCATGAGCTCCGGGTCCTGGCTCTGGGCCATCACAGCGGGACTACTGCCGGTCGCCGTCGCGCGGGGGCTGCACGTCCTCGCCCACGGGCGGAAGTGCCGGAACTGCGGGGTGCGCGTCCCCCACCGCCAGCGGATCGAGCACAGGAAGTGGTGCGAGTCATGAGCAACGACAAGGCCGCCGCGACCTGGCACCCCGGGGACGGGCCGACACCACGCACCGCAGCCGACGTGCTGGCCTGCGTCGCCCGCATGCTCTGGGACTTCGACTACGCCCAGACGCCGCCCGAGTGGCGTGACACAGCGTGGGCGGAGATGGGTGGCGCAGAGCACGACGAGGAGCGCGTCGACTACGAACTCCGTGCCCAGGCTCTCGCCGCCGCCGGGCTGCTCGCCACGGCCGAACCCCACGCGGCCGTCGACCGGGTGATCCGCCCGGGGCAGGCCGTCGGATTTGCGCGCTGGCTGGCCGAGTACGGCCGGGAGGTCCGGGCACAGGCACTCCGGGACGCGGCGGTGGCGATGGAGAACGCCCCAGCCGGGATCGCCGGTCCCGTGACGTGGCTCCACGCCCGCGCTGACCGCATCGCCGCCGGGGAGCAGCCCTGATGCCGTCCACCGTGTGTACGTGCATCCGAGGCGACACCCTGACGTGGCTCACCCTGCGCGTCATCGACCCCGACTGCCCCGCGTTCGAGCTGCACTGCCGGCTCGGCGTGTACGGCACCTGAGACCGCGGGCTGGTCGGGTCCGGACGACGGCACCCCTCACGTGTGCGCCTCAGCAGCGACACGCCAGGGACCAGACCGACAGCACCCGACCAGCCCGCGCACAAGGCCAGCGCCCTGTGCGCGCTCACACAAGGCCACCGCCTTGTGAACACCCCGTACAAGGTGTCAGCCTTGTACCCGAGGAAGTCACCACCCCAGCAGCACCCATCGAACGGAGACACCTCATGACCACCCCCAGCCCATGCGGCAAGTGCGGGCAGCCGCACACCGGCTGCACCGGGCACATCTCCTCCGGCGAGCGGAAGGGTCAGCCGTGTCGGAAGCCGTGCCGGCCCGGGGAGGTGTGCACCGCCCACGGCGGGCGCGCCCCGCAGGTGAAGGCCGCGCAGGAGCGGCGCCGGCAGGAAGCCGCGGCCGCCGCCGTGGTCGCGACCCTCGGCCTCCAGGTGGACATCTCGCCGACGGAGGCACTGCTCGAGGAGGTCCGGTGGACCGCGGGGCACGTCCAGTGGCTCCGCCGGAAGGTCCAGGAGCTCGAGGACCAGGCGCTCATCTGGGGCACCACCCGCACCGAGACCGAAATGGGCGCGAGCCTGCAGATCGACGTGACGGGTGGCGACGTCGCCGGCGTCGGCTCGGTGCCCGCGAACAAGGTCATCCAGACCGCGGCCCCGTCGCTCTGGTACGACCTCTACGAGCGCGAGCGGAAGCACCTCGTGGCCGTCGCGTCGGCCGCGCTCAAGGCCGGCGTCGAGGAGCGTCGCGTGCGCCTGGCCGAGCAGCAGGGCGACCTCGTCGCCGAGGTCATCCGCCGCATCCTCGAGGCGCTGAACCTGACCGCCGAGCAGCAGGCCCTCGTCCCGATCATCGTGCCGCAGCAGCTGCGGCTCATCGCAGGAGGCGCAGCATGAACCCGGACTGCACGAACGGCAAGCACCGCGCCTGCTCGGGCGACGGCTGGGACGACGAGACCGACTCCCCCACCGCGTGCCCCTGCCCGTGCCACACCACAACCCCCGCCGGGCGTTCGGCACCCACCACCGACCCGAGCCGGGTGACCGGCCTGTGAGCGCCATGACCGAGGCCGAGGCGCGGCTCATCACCGCAGGGGCGGCCTACCTCGGCAGCACGTGCGGCATGACGTCCGCCGAGATCGCGGACCCGGCTGACCCCGGCGCGAGCGCTTGGCGCGTCGACGCCCGCGACGCCTGGTACACCGCCCGCGACCTGTGGCTGCCCGACCACGAGCACCACTGGGTCAGCGAGACCACGATGTGCGACCCCCGCCCCGTCAGCACCTGCACCCGCTGCGGCCAACGATCGGAGTACGACCAGTGAGCATCATCTGCGCGATCGAGACCTGCGACCGCCCCGTTCCCGACACGTCGTTCGTCTGCCCCCCATGCGGGGCCCGGCTCCGCGTCGCGCTCCTCAGGGTCCCCGACGAGACCACCGAACCCCCGCTCGTCGCCCTCCCCGACGGCACCACGCGCCGCGCGATCGACGGCGGCCGCACCGTCTACGGCATCGCGTCGTCCCTCGACCAGGTCATCCAGCGGCAGACCCACACCCGCCCCGACCGGGCCGACGAACGCGGACCCCTCGCGATCTCCGAGACGCCCCTGCCCTACAACCCCGCCGCCTCCGAGGTCCGCACCGTCCTCGTCGGGACCCTCACGTTCTGGACCGCCGCCATCTCCGAGCAGCGCGGCCTGCAGGTCGACGACTGGACGCCGGCCGGCATGGCCACGTTCCTCGCCGGGCAGGTCGACTGGCTCCGCGCCCAAGCCGCCGGCGCCGACGCGATCGACGAACTCGGATCCGCCATCCGCCACGCCGAACGCGCGACCGACCGGCCCGCCGACCGGAAGTACGCCGGACCCTGCGTCCAGGAGATCGAGGTCGACGGCGTCCAGTCGACGTGCCGGACAGACCTGTACGCCCGGCCCGACCGCGACGTCATCACCTGCCCGACCTGCGGCACCGAGGTCCCCGTCACCGAACGACGTGCGTGGCTCCTCGACCAGGCCCAAGACCGGCTCCTGCCCGTCCGCGAGCTCGCACGCGCGATCGACGGGCTCGGCGTCCAGATCTCCCAGAAGACCATCGAGTCCTGGGTGCAACGCAAGCAGCTCGTCGCCCACGGCACCGTGCCCCTCCCGGACGGGCGGACCGCGAAGACGTACCGCGTCGGGGACGTCCTCGACCGCGTCCAGGAGGCCGCGCTGCGGCGCCGGCAGTCGTCCGCGATCCCTGCGTGACACGCGCGGCGAGCCGCACTTGCCAGGCGGGGAGGTTGCAGGTTAGCGTTCACGTAGCTTGAGCAGTCGAGTCGGAGGGCCCCAGGGTGAGACACCCGGGGCCCTCCGCCGTGCGGGGGAGGCGACGTGGCCCGCACCGAACGCACCCGGTTCACGCAGACCTCGTACGGCGAGACCGCCACGATCACCCGCGACGCCCGCGACGACGGCTGCCAGCACTGGACGTGCAACCGCTGGAAGCGCCCCGACCACGTACCCCTGCCCGCCGTCCGTTGCGACGATCTGCCCGTTGTCGGCCCTCAGCCGCCACGCCCACGTCACAGGACTGGTGTTCCTCGGGTGGATCTCGATCTTCGCCATCGTCACTCCCTGTGGTCGCCCGCGCCGCGATGCGCGGTGGTGCGGCCGACCGTAGCGATCACCGGCCGACGCGGCTAGAGGCAGGTGGGCGGCGTGACGCTCGACTTCCTCGAAGCCGCCGCGCGCCTGTTCGAGCCCGCACCCGAGTCGCCCTACCTGCACGACCCGCAGGCGTGGGCGAGCGACAAGCTCGGGGCGTTCCTCTGGTCCAAGCAGCGCGACATCTTCGCGTCCGTCGTCGCCAACCGCCGCACCGCCGTGAGGTCCTGCCACGGCGCCGGGAAGTCCTGGTCCGCCGGCGCCCTCGCCGCATGGTGGATCGACACCCACCCCCCGGGCGAGGCGATCGTCGTGTCGACCGCCCCCACCTACAAGCAGGTCCACGCCGTGCTGTGGGAGGAGATCCGCAAGCAGCACCGCACCGGCGGGCTCCCCGGCACCGTCCTCGGCTCCGACGAGTGGAAGATCAACGACATCCTCGTCGGGATGGGCCGCAAGCCCGCCGACCACGACGAGCACGGCTTCCAGGGCATCCACCGCCGGTACGTCCTCGCGATCCTCGACGAGGCGTGCGGCATCCCCGCGGCCCTGTGGAACGCCGTCGAGGCGATCACCACCAACGACGACTGCCGGATCCTCGCGATCGGGAACCCCGACGACCCGAACACCGAGTTCGGGAACGTCTGCCAGCCCGGGTCCGGGTGGAACATCCTGCAGATCAGCAGCTTCGACACCCCGAACCTGTCCGGCGAGGACGTCCCCGACTTCATGCGGACCCTCCTGCCGTCCGCAGGGTGGGTCGAGGACGCACGCAAGCGTTGGGGCGAGGACTCCCCCGTCTACCTGTCGAAGGTCCTCGGGGAGTTCCCGAAGACCTCCGCGAACACCCTCATCCCGGCGCCGTGGATCCGCGCGGCGCAGGAGCGGGACCTGCCGTTCGGGTACCCCGCGACGCTGGGCGTGGACGTCGCCCGGTTCGGTACTGACCGGACCGTGATCTACCGCCGGTCCGGCGGGAAGGTCCGCCTCCACTCCGACCGCAACGGGGACGCCACCACAGCGACCACGGGCCTCGTCGTCACCGCGCTCCGCGACACCGGGTCCCTGGCCGCGCACGTCGACGGTGTCGGTGTGGGCGGCGGTGTCGTGGACATGCTCCGCGAGCAGGGCCACCCCGTCGAGGACATGCAGGCCGGCGGCGGCGCGATCGACCCGACACGGTTCGTGAACGCCCGAGCCGAGTGGTACTGGGACCTGCGGAAGATGTTCGAGGACGGCGAGATCGACCTCGACCCGACCGACGACGAGCTCGCCGCGCAGCTCGGGTCCATCCGGTTCGAGTACGACTCCCGCGGCCGGATCAAGATCGAGTCGAAGGACGACATGCGCAAGCGCGGCATGCCGTCCCCGGACCACGCAGACGCGGTCATGCTCGCCGTCGCCCACCCGCACCAGAACCCGAAGGCGACGTACGGCATCGCCACCCTGCACTGACCCCGGAAGGCGGTGACCGCGTGCCGATCGCCGACGTCGTGACCGCCGTGAAGGACTATCGCCGCCGCGCACCGCAGGTGTCGCTGTACCGGGACTACGACCAGGGCCGGCACCGGTACCCGTTCGCGACGGAGGCGTTCAAGAAGGACTACCTCTGGATCCTGCAGAACGCCCGCGAGAACATGTGCCCCGCGGTCATCCGGTCGTTCACCGACCTCGTGACCGTCCAGGCGTGGTCCGGGGACGGCGCGGACGCGGCGAACGAGCTCGCCGCGACCCTCCCGCTGCGGCGGGTCGTGAACCTCACGGTCCGCGAGGCGCACCGCACGGGCGACGGGTACGTCCTCGTGTGGCCCGACTCCAAGGGCGTCGTGCGGCCCTGGTACCACCGGGCCGACCAGGTCGCGTACAAGCTGACCGCGGACGACCCCGACGAGTTCGAGTGGGTCGCGAAGCTCTGGGTCGTCGACTCGGGCGTGGAGGTCGGCAAGGGCCGCGTGAACCTGTACTACGCCGACCGCGTCGAGCGGTTCATCACCCAGGGCAAGGTCCAGCACGACGACACCTCGGCCGCGGACTGGCCGGAGGGCGAGACGTCGTACCTGACGTTCGCCGGCGACGACGGCGGCGACACGATCACCCACCAGTTCGGGAAGGTCCCGTGGGCGCACCTCGCGTTCGACGCGGACGCACAGGGCGGCCACGGCCGGTCCGTGCTCCGTGACGTCGTCCCGCTGCAGGACGGACTGAACAAGTCCGTCGCCGACCTGATTGTCGGGTCCGAGTCGTTCGCACGGCCGCTTCGCGCCCTGATGAACTACAACCCGGACGTGCGGATCGACCCGCAGACCGGGATGCCCGTGCAGGAGCGCCTTGACTTCGACCCCACGAAGCAGTCGATCCTCGGGGTCCGCGGGCCCGGGCCGCTCACGCAGCTCGACCCGCCCGACGCGACCCGCCTCACCGCGGTGCAGGAGGCGTTCGCCTCGAAGATCGCCCGCGTCGTCGGCATCCCGATCACCGACGTCCTCCCCGACATCGGCAACGTCCCGTCCGGTGCCGCGCTGCGCGTGCTGTCCGCGCGCCGCACCAACGCCGTCCGGGACTTCGAGCAGGACAACGCCGCGTCACTCGTGCGGATGATGTCCCTCCTCGGAGTCGAGGACGCCTTCCCCGAGTGGGCCGACCCGGCCCCCGTCGACGGGACCGAGCGCCTCGACATCGCGCAGGCGAAGGCCGACCTCGGCTACCCGCTGGCGGAGGTGCTGCCCGACCTCGGCGAGGACCCCGACGACATCCGCCGGATCCTCGCCGCCCGCGACGCGGAGAACGCGAACGCCGGCGCCGCCGCAGTCCGCGCGTTCCGCCAAGGGCAGGACCCCGCCCGCGCGCTCGAGGAGTAACACGTGGCGATCAACCGCCAGACCCTCCGCATCGAGGCCGAGCTGAACGCGTACCTGGCGACCGTCGCCGACGCCCACACCCGGGCGCTCGTCGAGGCGTGGGTCATCGCGTGGGACCAGGTCGCAGGCGAGCTCGACGCCGCAGCCGCCGACCTCGTGAGCGCCGCGCAGGGCGGCCGCGTCACCCGGACCATGATCCTGCGGTCCCAGCGCGCGCAGGCGGCCCTCGACGCAGTCGCACGGTCCCTCGACAGCCTCGCGGCACAGACCGGGCGCACCATCACCGCGGACCTGCAGGCGGTCATCGACGCGGCCGCCCGCGCTGAGCACGACATGATCGCGTCCCAGCTCACCGGCGCCCGGCGTGCGGACCTCGCGATCAACCTCGTCCGCGCGGACGCCGGGCAGGTCGCGGAGATGGTGCGCCGCGCGACGCAGCGGATCACGTCGACAACCCGCCCGCTCGGCGCGGAGGCGACCGCCGCGATCCGCCAGGAGCTGCTCCGCGGTACCGCTGTCGGCGCGAACCCCCGCACGGCGGCACGCCGCATGGTCGCCGGCATCGAGGACCGCTTCAACGGTGGACTGTCGCGGGCCATGACGATCGCGCGCACGGAGATCGTCGACGCCGCCCGCACCGCGTCCCAGCGGGTCGACCAGGCGAACGCGGACGTCCTCACCGGGTGGACGTGGGTCGCGCACCTCGGGCCCCGCACGTGCCGGTCGTGCATCGCGAACCACGGCACCCTGCACGACATCGACGAGCCCGGCCCGATCGACCACCAGTCCGGCCGGTGCGCCCGCGTCCCCCGCGTGAAGACGTGGGCCGAGCTCGGGTTCACCGGGATGCCGGACCCGCCGGACGTCACCCCGGACGCCGACGCGTGGTTCGCGGCGCAGCCGACGTCCGTGCAGCAGGGGATCCTCGGCGACCGCGGCTACGACGCGTGGCGCCGCGGTGACTACCCCCGGTCGGCGTGGACGACGCGCCGCGAGACGGACGGGTGGCGGGACTCGATGGTCCCGTCCCGCGCGCCGGCCGCGGCCTAGACGACGTCGGACGGCAGCGACTCCCCGCGACCCGTCCACCCGGGCTCACGCAGCACGAGCGCACCGCACGACCGGCACACGTGCTGCATCCCCGCGCCGCGGGGCGTGACGACGATCCCCACGAGGTCGAACACGTGCCCGGGGCACTCCCCGGGGCCGTCGTTCGAGTCGTCCGCACCCATGCGCCGGAGCGTAGACCACCCGCCGACCGAGAGGGCCGACGGGACTGCAAGGAGAGGGGCCAGACGAGATGTCTGACGCCACGAGCACGACCAGCACCACGGACACCGGCGCCACCGGCACGCAGACGGCGCAGGGCACGTTCATCCAGCCGACCGTCCAGCCGGGCGCCGCGGTGGGCCAGCAGCAGACCACGGGGGCCGCGACGGCCGCCGCCGGCGAGCAGCAGACCGCCACGCAGACCGGCCAGGGCGACGGCACGCAGACCGGCGAGAACGGTGAGCAGGAGACCGCGAGGGGCTCCAAGGACGCCGTCCTCGCCGACCTCGCCAGGGAGCGGGACAAGCGGCAGGAGACCGAGCAGAAGCTCGACGCCGTCCTCACCGCCCTCGGGCTCAAGGAGGCCGGGCAGGACGTCGACCCGAAGCAGGCCGCGGCGGACCTCGCCGTCACGAGGGCCGAGAACGCCGTCCTCCGGGTCGGCGCCGGGATCGCGGACGTCGACGCCCTCCTCGACTCGAAGTCGTTCACCGACTCCCTCGCGAAGGTCGACGCCAACGACCGTGCCGCCGTGAAGGCGCACATCGAGGCGTTCGTCCAGGCGAACCCCCGCTACGCCGCCCAGGCCGCGGGCCAGGGGCCCGTCCCCGCCGTCCGCGACGCGGGCGCCGGCGCCCACCAGCAGCCCACCGTCGGCTCCGGCGACTGGCTGCGTGACGCGATCAGCAGTCACTGACCCAACTCCCCGGCCGAGAGCGCACGGGGCAGCACATCCCCACCCCAGAAAGGGACCCCCGTCATGCCGTTCAACAGCGTGATCAACCGCGCCGACACCGGCGGTGCGCTCATCCCCGAGCCGGTCGCCAACCAGATCATCCAGGAGGCCCCGAAGGCCTCCGTCATCCTCGAGCGCGCGCGCCGCGTGCCGATGTCCTCGAAGACCCTCAAGCAGCCCGTCCTCGCGACCCTGCCCGAGGCGTACTGGGTCAACGGCGACACCGGCCTCAAGCAGACCACGAAGGCCGCGTGGGACAACGTCGTCATGACCGCCGAGGAGGTCGCGGCCCTCGTCCCGATCCCCGACGCCGTCATCGCGGACTCCGGCATCCCGCTGTGGGACCAGGTCCGGCCGCTGCTCGTCGAGGCCGTCGGCCAGCTCGTCGACCTCGCCGCGGTGTTCGGCATCGGCAAGCCCGCGTCGTGGCCGACCGCGATCGTCCCCGGTGCCATCGCCGCGGGGAACACGGTCGCGGCCGGCACGGGCGTCGACTACGGGCAGGACGTGGCCCTGCTCGCGCAGAAGGTCGCCCAGGACGGGTTCTCCGTCAACGGGTTCGCCGCCAAGCCGGGCCTGCAGTGGCAGCTGGTCGGGCTGCGCTCCCCGCAGGGCGTGCCGATCTACACCCCGTCGCTGTCCGCGGGCACCCCGGCGGGCCTGTACGGGTACCCGCTGAACGAGGTCCTGAACGGCTCGTGGCAGGACGCGACCGCCGAGCTGATCGCCGCCGACTGGACGAAGTTCGTCGTCGGCATCCGCCAGGACATCACGTTCAAGATGCTCGACCAGGCCGTCATCACCGACGAGACCGGGAAGGTCATCTTCAACGCCCCGCAGCAGGACTCGCAGATCATGCGCGTCGTGTTCCGCGTGGGCTACCAGGTCGCGAACCCGCTGACCCGCGTCAACCCGACCGCCGGCACCCGCTTCCCGGCCGGCGTCCTCACCCCGGAGGTGCCGTGACCATGGCCGACCCGAAGAAGGTGACCCTCAAGCTCGGCAAGGAGACGCTCGACGTCCCCGAGCCGACCTACGAGGGCATCACGGCGCTCGAGTCCCTCGGCTGGGAGATCGAGTCCGGCAGCAAGCCGGGCAAGCCCCGCAAGGCCGCCAAGTCGACCGGCTCCGCGCCGGCGTTCGACGAGGACAAGGTCCGCGCGGAGATCACTGCCCAGCTCCGCGGCGAGCTCGAGGCGGAGATCCGCGCCGAGCTTGAGAAGGCCGCCGCCGAGGCGAAGGCCAACGAGGACGGCGAGCAGAAGCCGTCCGAGAACGGCGACGCGGGCAAGACCGCGGCTGCCAAGAAGTGACGAGGGGGTGCTGGTCGTGAACCGTGAGGAAGCCCGCACGCGGCTCGCCGAGATCGTCTCGGCCAGCACCCCGCCCGTCCTGTCCACCGCGGACCTCGATGCCGCCCTGGACGCCTCCCGCGTGGTCGACGCGGACGGCCGCGCGCCGGTCGACGAGGGCTACCTCGAGACGTTCGACCTCGACTACGCGGCCGCCGAGGCGTTCGACCTCAAGGCCGACCGCGCGCTCGCCACCGACACCGGCGGGCTCGAGTCGTTCACCTCCGAGGGCTCCGCGTTCAAGCGGCGCCCCGGCACCGGTGCGGACGGGTTCCAGCTCCTCGCGGTGCGGTACCGCGGGCGGTCTCTCGCAGCGGCCACCGGCCCCCTGTCGGTGATCGAGGTGTCGACCCTCGCGGGAGCCTCCCCGCGATCCGCCACGTCGGTGGTCACGAATGCTGACTGACGCCGAGCTCGCGGACGCCCGCGCCACCGCGCGCGCCACCATGACCGCCACGCTCACCGTCCACACCACGGACGGCTCCGCCGGCGGGTGGGACCCGTCCACCGGCCCCACCGCGCCCACCACGACGCCACCGCTCTGGGCAGGCCCCGCCCGCATCCAGGCCGTCCGCTCAACCGGGTCCGGTGTGATCGACGCCGCCGACCAGGACGTGGCAGTCCGCGCGTACAAGGTCGCGCTGCCGCACGACGCGCCCGCCATGCCGTTCGGCGCACGCGCGACCGTCACCACCGCCCCGCCCGAGGACCCCGCGCTCACAGGGCGTGTCCTGTCCGTCACCAGCAGCGTCCTCGGTGGCCTCGCGATCGAGCGCGTCCTGTACTGCGACCTCGACGCGACGAACCAGCCGGCTTAGCCGGGAACGGCGAACACCCGAACGACCTTGCCGCACCGGTCGCACGTCACCGTGACCGTCTTCACCGGCCCCGTCTCACGCCTGTCTGTGCGCACCGACTCCGTCGTGCGCTCGTGCGCGCACTCGCTCTGCTCCGTCATGGACCGACCGTACTGGGGGGCACCGTGGGCGGCTTCAGCATCGACGCGTCCGAGCTCAACCGCCTCGCCGCGGACCTATCCGGCGCCGGCGCGCGCGTCGGGGCGGCCGCGGCGACCGTCGTCCGGGCGTCCGCGCTGCGTGTCGAGGCCGAGGCGAAGCAGTTCGCCCCGGTGGACACCGGCAACCTCCGGAGCAGCATCGGCACCGACCTGATCGGTGACGGCCGGTCCGACACGATGGCCGCGGAGGTCGGGCCAACCGCGTCCTACGGGGCGTTCGTCGAGCTCGGCACGTCCCGCAACGCGCCAGCCGCCTACATGGGCCCCGCGTTCGACCGAACCCTGCCGGACTTCATCGCCGCGCTGGAGCAGGCAGCCGGGCAGGCGCTGTGAGCACGCCCGCGCAGCTGCACGCCGCGGTGTTCGCGATCCTCGACGCCCTGCCCACGGTGGCCGCATTCGACGGCGACGTCCCCCCGAACCCGCCCGCCGACGCAGCCGGGCGCGTCTACCCCTACGCGGTGCTGTGGCCGTCCCCCGGCGGTGACCCGACCGACGCGGACCTTGTCACTGGCGGCGCCCTCACGTGGGCGGGGCAGGTCACCGTCGCGGCCGGCGACATCGCCTGGTGCCTCGCCGCGATCGACGTGGTCCGCGCCGCACTGCGTGACCGGTGGGTGATCGACTCCGCGTCCCCCCTGCGTGACGTGACCCCCGCATCCCGCACGGTCACGCGCGACCCCGACGTCCGGCCGCCGCGCTGGTACGTCCCCCTGCTCTACCGCTGCCAGATCTGACCAGGAGGCACCCGCCATGGACGACGGCTTCGTCGACGCCTACAGCAAGCGGACCGGCAAGAAGGTCCGCATCCCCGGCCACTTCCTCGGGCACGCCGTGCTCGGGAAGGGCTTCAACAAGACGCCCCGCCAGAAGGCGGCGGACGCCCAGGCCGACTCGTCGGCCACCACCACCAAGGCCCCGGCCGCCGGGGACAAGAAGGAGTGATCCGGCATGCCTCGTTCCCTGGCTGACGGCAAGACGAAGTTCACCCTCCTCCTCGAGGAGCCCGCCAACCCCGCCTCGCCGACCGCGGCCGAGCTCAACGCCGGCCTGGACTACTCGTGCGACGTCCTCGCGTCCGACTTCCTGTGGGGTGCGACGGACTCGGACAAGGTCGCCGAGAAGGCGCTGTGCACCGAGAACAACGCGAACGCGCTCGGCGCGAGCAACTTCCAGGCCGGGTTCACGGTGTTCCGGTACTTCGACCCGACGACCGGCGCCCCGGACCCGACCGAGGACGCGAAGTTCGCGGCGGTCAAGGTGAAGGGCACCGCCCTGTGGGGGTACGCCCGGAAGACCGGGAAGAAGGCCACCGCCCCGTGGGCCGCGGACGACGAGATCTACCTCGGCGCGGAGATCGCCACGGACGAGCCGCAGCCGCCGTCGGACCTGGGCGGGTACGTGAAGTACCGCATCCCGGCCGAGGTGCAGTCGGCGTGGCCGTTCATCGAGGTCGCCGCGTCCGCCTGACCCCACTACCCCTCCCCGGGCGCGTCTCACAGGTCCGCGCCCGGGGAGGACCACCCCTGACCTGCCCGAGACCCGCGGAGGCGGTTCCCATGAGCGTCACCATCACCGGCCTGCCCGACCACCTCACCCGCGAGCAGTACGTGGGCATCTTCGCCGCGTTCGGCTTCGACCCGAGCGACGTCGCCGAACTCCGCGCCGCGCCCGACGGTGTCCACGCGCTCGTGTTCGCCAGGCAACCCGACGGGCGCCGCGTCCTGACGCGGGACCGCGGCTACGCGAAGCACCGCGTGTTCATCCCGGTGCGCAACGACGACGCCGACACCCGCTCGACGCGCGTCACCACCGTCGGCAACTGACCTGTGGACCTGTGAAGGAGAGACCTGTGAGCGAGACCCCGCTGTCGTCCCCGCTGAACGGCCCGGCACTGACCGAGGAGACGTTCGACCTCGACGAGTGGCTGTCGACCGGCACCCTCGCGCGCCGCGCCGTCCCGATCTACAACGACCCCGCGCTCGTCGCCGAGTACGACGTCCTCGCCCAGCAGCTCACCGAGGCGCAGGGCGCTGTCGAGTCGCAGGACGCCACGATGGGTGACGCCGGCGCGATGGCGGAGATCTACCAGAGGATGGCCGAGCTGCACGCCCGATGGCAGGCGTCGAAGGCGACGTGGACCGTCCGCGCGGTCGACGAGACCGAGCTCAAGGCGATCACCGACGCGCACCCCGACCCCGAGATCCCCGCGTTCATGCTCACCCCGAAGAAGCCCGGCGCCGTCTGGAACGAGGAGCAGCTGGCCGCCGGCGCGAAGTACCGCGAGGAGCGCGAGGCCGCCCTGACCGAGCGGAACATCGCGATGATCGCGCTCGCCGTCGTCGAGGTCCGCACCCCGCGAGGCGTCGTCAGGTCCGTGAGCGTCGACCAGATCCGCAAGCTCCGCGCGCGCCCGCACGGCAAGGTCCAGACGCAGCGCCTCATCGACGCGATCGCCTCGGCGACGTCCGGTGAGGTGGAGGTCCCCCGCCCTACGTCGCCCGGGCGCTCGGACAGCGACCGGGGCTGATCCTCGCCCTCGAGGCGTCACGCGCGTGGGGCACCGAGCCCGACGTGTACTTCCAGTGGTCCGCGAGGTCCCGCGCGCTCGCCGAAGGCCTCATCGAGCGCGAGAAGTCGATCGGGCCGCATGGCATCCCGTGGGCGGATGCCCTCGACCCGGACAACGACGGCTGGTTCGAGGTCCGCGAGGAGATCGACTACGCCCAGAAGCCGCTCGACGAGTGGCACAAGGAGCACCAGGGCAAGGACATCGACCCCGGGACCCGGGTCGTCGTCGTCGACACCCGCGGCGAGCGGGACGAGGTCTAGCCCGAGTACCCAGCGTGCTCCGGGCAGAGCGTCCCTGCAGCTGAACCCGCGATCGATGCCACCGCCTCGGTGGTCGCAAGGTCGGGAACCATCCCTGCCGTCACGATCAGCATCGACTGGAACGAGTCACCTCGGTCCATCGAGTCGCACGCGGCGTCGCCAGCGGCGAGCACCGCCGAGTCCTCGTACATCTCCGTTCCGGGCGCCTCCCGCACGCTCACGAGGAAGTACGCCTCCGCGAGCGTGCGCTCGGCGGCCGTCATGTCCGCGCGGGTCGGGAGTTCGTCTCCGGCGTCCTCGGCGGCGGTCGCCTCCTGAGATTCGACCGGCTTGCTGCTCGGCGCCTCTGTGGTCGGCACCTCACCGCTCGAGTCCTCGGCCCCCGTGCACCCGGACGTCACGACTAACCCGGCCAGAACGACAACCGCCCCCACTGCTCGCTTCATGCGCGCAGTGTTTCACGCTGCTCGGGAGGTGTCATGGCTGACCGGTCGATCAAGGTCATCCTCTCGGCGCAGATCGCTGACTTCAAGCGCCAGATGGACGAGGCGTCGAAGGCGACGAAGAAGGTCGGCGACGATGCCGAGAAGTCGTCGAGCACCGCGACGACCGCCCTCGGCCGGATGACCAAGAGCGCCCTGGAGAACCGGGAGTCGTGGGACCGGGCCGGCACCACCCTCACCGCGTTCGGTGCGGCCACCGTCGCGGCGCTCGGGTACTCCGCGAAGGCCGCGATCGACTGGGAGACGGCCTGGGCTGGCGTCTCGAAGACGGTCGACGGCTCCGACGCGCAGATGGCCGCGCTCGAGGGCAGCCTGCGTGACCTCGCGAAGACCCTCCCGGCGTCGCACCAGGAGATCGCTGCGGTCGCCGAGGCTGCCGGGCAGCTCGGCGTTGGTATCGGTGGGATCACCGACTTCACGCGGACGATGATCGACCTCGGCGAGACGACGAACCTGTCCGCCGACGAGGCGGCCACGGCCATCGCCCAGATGGCGAACATCATGGGCCTGGACCTGTCGGGCGGGTCGGACGACGTCCAGCGGTTCGGCGCGACCCTCGTCGCCCTCGGGAACGACGGCGCGTCGACCGAGCGCGAGATCGTCATGATGGCGCAGCGCATCGCCGGGTCCGGCAAGCTCGTCGGCGCGACCTCCGGCGAGGTCCTCGGTCTCGCGAACGCTCTCGCGTCGATGGGCGTCACCGCCGAGCTCGGCGGTGGCGTCGCGTCCCGGGTGATCCAGGACATCTACACCGCGGTGCAGAGCGGCGGATCGGACCTTGAGGGGTTCGCGCGCGTGGCCGGCATGTCGGCGGCCCAGTTCGCCGACGCGTTCGGGAACGACCCTATCCGCGCGCTCGGTGCCTTCGCCACTGGGCTCAACGGGGTCGAGACGTCGGGCGGCAACGTGGTCTCCACGCTCACCGACCTCGGCTTCCGGTCGACCGAGGAGCAGCGGATCCTGCTGCAGCTCAAGGCGTCCGGTGACCTGCTGAACGAGTCGCTCGACCTGCAGTCCCAGGCGTGGGCGGACAACTCCGCGCTCGTCAACGAGGCCGCGAAGCGGTACGACACGACTGCGTCGAAGATCCAGGTCGCGAAGAACAACGTGCAGGACGCCGCCATCACGATCGGCGAAGCGTTCCTCCCCGCGATCCAGGGCGCCTCCGAGGGGGTGTCGAGCTTCGCGCAGGTCGTGGGCGGGCTCCCCGACCCGCTGCTGCGCGTCGGCGCTGGGATGACGGCCGTCGTGGGCGGGACGTCGCTGCTCGCCGGCGGGTTCCTCCTGCTGCTCCCCCGCGCCCTCGAGACCGTGAACGCCCTCCGCGACATCGGGGCCATCAGCCCGCGCGCTGCAAGCACGCTCGGTCGCGTCGGCGGCGGTGCCGCCAAGATCGCGGGCACTGCCGCTGCACTGGTCGGGGTCGCCGCGGCGCTGAACGAGATCCACATGGCGTCGATGGACGCCATCCCGTCGGTTGAGCAGATGACTGCGTCGCTGCTCGAGGCCGAAGGCGTGGAGGGAGTCCAGCGGTACTTCTCCGGGATCTCGGAGACGTTCGACGACATGAAGGGTGCCGCCGACAGGGCCTTCTCGACGGACATCAACGGGTGGGCTGACCGGAACATCGGCGGCCTGTTCGGTCTGACTACCGCGACCACCCAGGCCGAGGATGCGTTCGAGGCCTACGGCAGCGCCCTCGCCACGATCTACGAGTCGAACCCCGAGGAGGCGGAGCGCCGCTTCGCTGCCGCGATGGACGAGACCGGGCGGTCCCGCGAGGAGCTGCTCGGGCTCATGGGCCCCTACGCCGACGCTCTGGCTGCGGCGGACGTGCAGCAGCAGCTCGCGGGCGACTCGGCGACCGGGCTCGCGGGCGGTATGGACGAGGTGTCGGCCGCCACCGCGGAGGCCGACGAGGAGCTGCAGAAGTGGCTCGAGGACGTGGCATCGACCGACGCCGCGTTCGTGTCGGCGTTCGGCGCCTACGACACCCTCGTCCAGAAGAACCGCGACGTCGCACAGGCGACGGCCGACGCCACGGAGTCCTCGGAGGACTCGTGGGAGACGTTCTACGACGGGTTCTCGGTGTCGACCGAGGAGTACCTCGCGGAGCTGCAGCGGCAGGTGGACGCGCAGTCCGCGTGGGAGACGAACCTCCTGCTGCTGTCCGGACGCGCGTCGCAGGGCGTGATCGACGAGCTGTACAGCATGGGCGCCGAGGGTGCCCCGCTGGTCGCGCAGCTCGTCAACGCGTCCGACGAGGAACTCGCGCGGATGGAGACGCTGTTCGGGCAGCGGTCTGAGACCGCCACCGGCGCGTTCGCGTCGACCCTGAACTCGTCGGCGCCGGTCATCGCTGCGGCCGCCGCGCAGCTCGGCGAGGGCGCGGCCGCTGAGATCGCCGCGAAGCTCGCGTCGGGGACGTACACGGTCGAGCAGATCATGGCTGAGTACGGCCTCAAGATCGAGGGCATCGACCCCACGGTGACGGTGAACGCCGACACCGCTGACGCCACCAACAAGCTCGACAGTGTCCTGACGAAGATCCAGCGCCTCGACGGTCGGATCGTCACGACGAACCTGGTCACGAACGAGAAGACGTACCGCAGCACCGAGAACACGAGCGCGCCGGTCGCGCGCGCGTGGGGCGGTCCGGTCTTCGGGCCGGGCACGGAGACGTCCGACTCGATCGCGGCGCGGCTGTCGCACAACGAGCACGTGTGGTCGGCGGCCGAGGTGAAGGGCGCCGGCGGGCACGCGGCTGTCGCGAGCATGCGGGCGGCGGCCCGGACGGGTTCGCTCCCGGGCTCGCTCGCGGGGTTCCGCAACGGTGGCTCGCCCGGGTTCTCGGCGTCGTCTGTACTCGCGCCCGCTCCCGTCGTGTCGCTTGACGGCATGCGCCTCACGGGCCGCATCGACATGGGGGACGGCCTGACGGGCCTCATCGACGCGCGCGTGAACGCGGGCCTGTCCCAGCAGGCGCGTGCAGCGGCCGGCTCTCGCTCGACGGCAGGGGTGGTGCGCTGATGGGTCTGTCGGTGGAGGTTCTCCCGGATGCGGGCGCACCGCAGGTCGGTGTGACGGTGACCGGGCTGCCTTCGGGCTCCTCGTCGGTCGTGACGGTCGAGCGGACGACGGACGGCCGGTCGTGGGAGCCCGTGCGCGGGGCGGTCAGCGAGTCGGTCACCGGTGCCGCGTTCTTCCGGGACTTCGTGGCGCCCCTGAACGTCGAGACGACCTACCGGCTCGTCACCACGGCGACGGTGACCGGGGCGACGAGCGCGTCGATCACGGTGCCCTCGGACAGCGCGTGGCTGCAGGACCCCCTGAGCCCGCGGACCGCGGTCGCCGTGGCGTGCGTGCGCGGCGCGGACGGACTGCTGCTGCTGTCCCCGTCGGCCGGGGACATCGTCCGGGAGATGCCCGCCGATGTCGTGCAGGTCCAGGGCGCCCGCCTGCCCGTCGCGTCCCTGGGCGTGCGGCAGGCACCGGCGGGTGTTCGCCTGCACCTGCGGGCGCTCGCCGCGGCACAGGGGGCGCTCGTGGCCGCGCTGTCCGAGCTCGTCGAGAGCGCCGGCACCATCGTGGTTCGGGGCCTGCCGGCCGACATCCCGCTCGACCCGGTGGCGCACGTGATCGCCCCCGAGGTGACGGACTCGCCCGTCGTCGGAGGCCTGCTCGGGCCGCGGCGGGACTGGGTGATGTCCGTGACGCAGGTCCGTGCCCCGTCGCCGCGGATCGCGGTGCCGTGGTGGACCTACGACCAGGTGAAGGCACTGTGGGACGGCTTCACCTACGACGACGTGATCGCGGCTCGCCCGGGAGAGACCTACCTGGACTGGCTGCGTGACCCGACCCCGTTGGCAAGCAGCTCGACGGCCCGTGCGACGGAGGGTTCCTGATGCTCCCTGGCGGTGACCTGCTGACTGACGAGATCACCGGCACGACGTCCGGCGACACGCTCGAGGTGAACGTCTGGCGTGGGGGGCAGCTGGTCGCGCCCGGTGCAGGAGAGGCACTGGAGGTGACGTCCTGGTCGCTGGACTGGGACGCGGACCGGCAGGTGCAGGGGCAGGGCACGTTCGTGGTGGCCGACCCCGACGGCACCCTTGCGCCGTGGGGCATGGGCGACGCCCTGGCCCCGGGTGGGTCGCGCGCGCAGCTGGCGTGGGTGTCCGGCGCGTCCGGTGTCCGGGTGCCGATGGACTGGTGGCGGCTGCGCCGCTCGACGCCGGTCGAGCAGTGGCGGGTGGCGCGACCTCCGGAGGGATCGCAGACCGCTGAGGTCCTGCGGGTGTCGGGCGGTGGGTCGGTGACGATCCGTGCGGATGAGCTGACGTGCATCCCGGCGAACCTGGACCGTCTGGACGCGGAGGGTCAGCCGGCGGCCGGCGCGACGTGCCTGTCGGAGGTGCGCCGGCTGCTGGCGGACATCATGCCGGTGGTCGTCGAGCCGGGTGTGGCGGACCGGCCGGTGCCGTCCTCGCTGGTGTACTCCGAGGGCCGCTGGGACGCCGTGGAGGACCTGCTCACGCAGATCGACGCCGTGTACCGGATGGCGGGGGACGGTGCGCTGGAGGTCCTGCCGGCCGAGCTCGGTGAGCCGGTGTGGACGATCGACGGCGGCGAAGACGGCGCCCTGGTCGACGTGGCCCGGGACCTGTCGGACGACGGCGTGTACAACGCGGTGACGTCCCGCGGTCGCACCGCTGCGGGTGAGCCGCTGGTCGGGCGGGCGTTCCACACCGGCGGGCCGCTGGTGTGGGGCGTGGACCAGCCCTTCGGGCGCGTGCCCGCGTTCCACCAGTCGATCGCGCAGACCGCGACCGGGGTGCAGGCTGACGCCCGCACCCGCTTGGCGACCCTGTCCACGACGGGGCAGGTAGACCTGCCCGTGGTGTGCCTGACCCACCCGGGCGTGCAGCTGCACGACGCGGTCACCGTGGTCGCCGCGACGCTCGACGGTGACGCGCCCCTCGTGGGGCGGGTCGTCGGCAAGCGGATGTCGTCGGCCGGGCCGGTCCCGGCGAAGTCGATGACCCTGCGTGTCCGGGTCACCGTCGAGGCGCTCGAGGCCGTCGCCGCCAGGGTGGCCGGTCGACGTGGCTGAGACCCCGGTCATGGCGTCTGCGGGCGTCGTGGTGACGGTCGGCACCACCCGCCTGGTCGTGCTCGAGGACGGGTCCAGGCTGGTCCCGCTGTGGCCGGCGCGGGTGCACGTCGCCGACGCCGACCGAGTGCAGGTCCTGGTCGTGAACGGCACTGCCCACGTCATCGGCCCGGTCGCACCGTCCCCGACGATCTGGCCGGTGTCCGGCACGATCACCGGTGCCGCCTCGTCCGGGACGATCCCCGTCAGCACGGACACCGGCACGGTGCGGGCCCGCTACACCGGCACCGCACCGGCGATCGGGACGCTCGTCGGGCTGCTGTGGCACCCCGCCGGGACCCCGTTCCTGGTGCCTGGAACGTTGGCGCCGGTCCCGTCCGACCCGCAGCCCACCACGCCACCTGACGTGCCCGCACCCCCGCCGTCCGGCCCGCAGTCGGGCACTGGGTGGCCGGTCGCTGCCGGGTCTGGGACGTGGCGCACGGGCGGCTGGGGCTGGGCCTCCTCCTCCGACGTGCTGCAGGGCGGCGCGCCCTACGTGTCCCAGGACTCCCGCGGCGGCTGGTGGTACGGCGCCGCCGCCGGGGTCCTGGCTGGGCGCAGGATCACCGACCCGGCCATCCGGCTGGGCGCCCGCCTGCGCACCGGGGACTACAACGACCCCGCGACGGTGCACCTCTACCTGACGAGTAACACCACCCGACCCGGCGCCGACTTCACCCGCGTGGCCGGGCCCGTGGACGTCGTGCTGGCGCCCGGCGCCCCCGCCGCCTGGTACCCCCTGCCTGCGGCATGGGGGCAGGCACTCGTCGACGACGGCGGCGGCATCGCCATCGCCGGAAGCCCCTACGTCGGTGTCGCCGGCATCGGATCGGACCCCGCATCGGGGCAGCTGCGGCTGCCCTGGACCCGCTGACCCAGGAAGGACCACCGATGTCCAGCACCCCCACAGGCATCGTCGTGCCCGCAGGGTCCGACCCGTTCGACCCGCAGGGCGACATGGTCGACCTCGCGAACAGCCTCCGCTCACGGATCATCGTGCCCGTCACGAACAAGACGGCTCGCGCCGCCCTGGCCGCGGCCATCGGGTGGGTCCCCACCGTCGGTGAGCCGCTGCGCGTGTCCCGCGCTGACGCACCCGACGGCGCCCGCCTGGAGTACACCGAGGACGGGACGACCTGGCGCACGCTCCCCATGCCCGGGGCGTGGGCGGACATCCCGCTGACGTCCGGCTACCAGCCCTACGCCGCGGGGTACTCCCGCCCGCAGATCCGGCGGGTGGGTGACGAGATCGAGGTCAGCAGCGGCATCGTCGGGTACTCCTCGTCGGCCGCCCTGACCGCAGGGACGATCTACACGATCAACAACACCTCGCCGCTGACCACCGACCTGGCTCCCGAGTCCACGATCGTGGCCGAGGCGGCGATCCTGCACTACGGCGGTGTGCCGACGTTCGCCGAGGTCCGGGTGACCAGCGCCGGTGCCGTCATCTTCATCCCCGGGTCGTCCGGGACCCTGACCGGGACCACGACCTCGTGGCTCGGCATCCCCGCGATGCGCTGGCCGGCGCGGACCTCATGACCGCCCTCAACGGCCGCCTGCCGGCATCCCAGCTCGCGACGATCCCCGGCACGAACCGGCGCCTCCTGGCCGCCCTGGTCCCGCAGACCGCGGCCCTGCGTGCAGCGTTCCAGGGAGCGTTCGGCAAGCCGCTGGTCATCACCGACGCGTACCGCTCCTACGCCGAGCAGGTGACCCTCAAAGCCACGAAGGGCGTGTACGCCGCCACCCCAGGGACGTCGAACCACGGGTGGGGTCGGGCGATCGACTTCGGGTCCGGCGTGAACATCGAGGGCTCCCCCGAGTACCGCTGGATGAAGGCCCACGCACCCACCTACGGCTGGACGCACCCGCGGTGGGCGGAGGACGGGAACCCGGCGAACGGGCAGCAGGAGCCCTGGCACTGGGAGGCCGCCCCGACTCCCGTGAGCAGCACCGCGTGGTCCGGCGCGACCGTACCCACCACCCCGGGCGTGACCGCGCCGACCCCGATCGAGGAGGACGACATGTACACCGACGCCGACCGCGCCCGCGACGAGGCGACCTACAACTGGCTGCGCGAGATGCACCCGCCGGTCGTGACCGCCGTCCCGCAGATCAAGGCGCAGATGGACGCCCTGAACCCCGCCGACACGCGGACCCGCATCGGGAACCTGCAGTACGCCGTCGGGCTGCTCCTGGCGCGCGACCCCAAGACGGTGACCGCGACGGACATCGCCGCGGCCATCCCCGCCGACCTCGCCAAGGCCGTCGCCGACGAGCTCGCCAAGCGCCTGGCCGGCTGATGCCCGACCGTCGGCGTTACGCGCGCACCCCCGACACGATCCTGCTGCTCGCGGCCTGCGCAGTGACGTCCGGCGTCCTCACGGCCGTCGGGCAGGTCCCCCGCACCGTCCTCGAGATCGCACCGATGTGGCTCGGACTCATCTGGTCCGCCACGTTCGCCCTCTCAGCCGCCGCGGCGCTCGTCGGCGTGCTGTGGCGCGAGCCGCTCACGGGGTGGTTCTTGGAGCTCGCCGGCCGCGTCGGGCTCGCGCTCACCGCCGCCGGGTACGTCCTGGCGCTCGTGTCCGGCGCCACCCAGTGGGGCACAGCCCTGGTCATCGCGATCGTCGCGGGCATCGCCGTGTCGTCCGGGTGGCGCGTGTACCAGCTCGTGCGGCGCCTCGACGAGTTCCGCACGACCCTGCGAGGTGCCGCCCGATGAACCCCGCCTCCCCCCTGTTCGCCGTCCTGTCCGTGGGCGCGAGCGTCGTCACCATCGGCGGCGGCGTGTTCGCGTGGTTCAAGATCCGCCCCGAGATCCGCAAGCTGCGCGCCGAGGCGCGGAAGGTCGACGTCGAGGCCGCCGTCGCCGAGGACAAGGCGGAGGACGAGCACACCGCCGCGGTGACCGCGCGCTGGCGCGAACTGGTCGCGGCGCAGACCGAGGAGATCGTGCAGCCGCTGCGGCTCGAGGTGACCGCGCTCCGCGGGGAGGTCGCCACCCTCCGCGTCGAGGTGGAGTCGCTGCGCACCCGCTACTGGCGGGCCATCTCCCACATCCGCGCGGTCCTCGCGTGGATCCACCACCGCCACGAGAGCCCTACCGACCTGCCCATCCCGCCGGTCGAGATCGCCGCCGACATCTGAGGAGACCCCGTGTTCCGCACCCTGTTCGCCCGCCTCGCCGCCGCCACCGCCGCGGTCCTGCTCACCCTGGCGCTCGCCGCCGCACCCGCCTCCGCCGCCGAGCCGGCGCTCACCCACGCCGCGACCGTCGCGGTCGGGTTCACCCTCGACCCCGCGACCGTCGTGCAGCTGCTCATCGCGTTCGTCCTGCCGATCCTCGTCGGGCTCGTCACGACCCGCGTGACGTCGGCCGCGGCGAAGGCGTGGCTCCTGGCCGGCCTGACCCTCGTGACGTCCCTGCTCGTCGAGCTCGGCCGCACCATCGCGACCGGTGGCGTGTTCGACGTCGGCGTCGCGCTCCTGGCCGCCCTGCCCGCCTTCGTCATCTCCGTCGCCACCCACTACGGGCTGTGGAAGCCAACCGGAGTCTCCGGCGCCGCCCAGGACGTCGGCAGCGGACGCCACGCCGCCTGACCCCGCCCCGCACAGACGGACGCGCCCTCGTCCTCCAGAAGGAGGACGAGGGCGCGTCGTCGTTCGCGAACCACACGAAGTCGACCTGGAATGCCGGGCGGCGCTCATGTGGTTGTGCGATCATGCCGATCACTAACAGGTAGTCAGCCGTGACGTCGTGCTCGGCGTTGCGGACCAGCCTGATCGACACCGGTTGCAGCCGGTTGTCGATCGTTCACGTGGCGGCCGCAGGAGGGACTTCAGGCGCTCGCGCGAGCGGTGGAGTACCTCCTGCGGAACGCACACGTACCCTTCCGATCCACGCACGGGGGGAAGGTGGCGCCGCGCTCGTGCCAGGTGACGACGCCGAACTGGTCTATGTAGTGGCCGTTCGCGGGCACGCGCTGGCCGGTCTTGAAGGTCCCTCCGGGACCCAGGGGCTGCCGGTTCACGGCATCCCTCCAATCTGGTGAGGTGAAGCAGTGTCTGTTGTGTCGCTTCAGGAGCGACGGGAGTCCGCGGCGCGGGCCTCCGAGGACCAGGTCGTCACCTGCGCGTGCGGGAGCGCCTGGTTCGAGCTGCGCGGGGGGCCCTCGGCTCCGGGGGTGGTCACGTTCGCGACGGACGGGCGCGTGGTCGGGTACGCCGGCGTACCGACGTGCGTTGACTGCGGTCGCGTCCTCGCGCACTGATCCCGCAGGGTGCGTGAAGCGCACCTGTCCCACCTCCTAACGACGTCGTCGTGCTTGCGCCGACGGTCTAGGCCGCCTAGGGTGGGAACCGCTGAAGACCCCACCGTGTCGGACTCGACCGGAGCGCCAGGCCACCTGTACCACCAGGTGGCCTTCGTGCTGTCCGGGTACTACTGAGCACCGAGAACGCTACACCTAGTGGTGGGTCCGGCAAGAGACCACAAGGGCTGGTGTTACACGCGTGTGGTTCTCCACAGGCTGTGTACAACGCGCGGATGTCTGACTTCATCCACAGGCTGCGGTCGCCTCACCGTCTCGGCGCCTGTCGTCGAACGCGTGTTCGCCTGCGGGGTCGTCCACAGGCGCCCGCGCGCCCTCCGCGCACGTGTCCTCACGCGAGATTCGTGCGTCCGGCGTGTCGAGGCCATGCGCGTCGGCGTGTCGTGTCTCACCATGTGGGACAACGCCCGAACTTCCCGCCAACGCCCCCGCCTTCCCCCCGGGGAGGGTGGGGGCGCTTCGTCGTCTCTGCGTGCCGCGGGATGCGGCAGGCTGGCGGGCATGACTGACCCCCTGGGAGAGCTCGCCGCCGACGTCCCGCCCGGCGCGGACGAGTGGTGGCCGACGCTCCCCGAGCGTGTCGGACCCCGGACGGACGATGACGCCGTGAACCTCACGCAGCGCGTCCCCGGCGGCCAGTCCCGCATCGCCGCGGCCGTGCCGCTGCTGAACCAGCGCGAGGTCCCACCCGGGGTGCACCACGACGTCGAGCACCCCATCCCGGTGACCGTGGCGCTGCGTTGGGAGACCGGCACCGAGTACCTCGACACCGTCGCGGTCGAGTGGGACCGGCACCTCATCCGCGTCCGCATCAGCGACCTGCGGGTCATGACCGGCGCGGTGTGGGTGCCTGTCGAGGACGTGCGGCGGCGCTAGGCCTCGATCGCGGCCGGCGTGAGCAGCGCTCCCAGCCGACCGAGGGCGTCGCGCATGAGCGGGTCGGCGACGTGGGTGTAGCCCGCGGTCGTCGTGGCGGACGAGTGCCCCATGATCTGGACGCGGACCTTCTCCGGGACGCCGAGCTCGAGCAGCAGCGTCGCCGTGGTGTGCCGGGCGGAGTGCAGGACTACGTCGGGCAGTCCCGCATCACGCAGAGCCCGGTCCCAGGCAGCGGAGTCGTCCCGCGGGTCGATCGGGTGCCCGTCGGGCCGCGTGAAGATGAGGCCTGCGTCGCCGGGCTCGTGCACGGCGAGGTAGCGGGCCATGACCTCCACGAGCAGCGGCGCCATCGGGACCTCGCGCCACCCGGCGCGGGACTTCGGTCGGGTGAGCCACAGCCCCCCGTGGACCCGCGTCGCTTCTTGACCCGCGGGGATGTTCAGGTGCCGCTCCGGACACGAGCCGCCGCGGGACTTCCCGCACGGCCAGGTGTTGTCGGCCCTGCGGGCGCCACACCCGTGCTCCCAGCGGAGGCGCTGCAGCTGCCAGGACACGGTGATGACCCCGGCGTCGAGGTCGATCGCCTCGCGCGTGAGCCCGAGGCGCTCCCCCTGCCGCATGCCGGTGAGCAGCGCGACGGACCACAGCGCCGCAGCGGTCTCGTCGGCGGCCACTGACACCAGCAGGGCGCGCGCGTGGTCCGCGGTGAGCGCGCCGCGCGCGGAGACGCCCTTGCGGGGCGCGTCGGTGAGGGTGGCGACGTTCCGGGAGACCTTCCCCTCGCGCATCGCGTCGGTCAGCGCCTTCGCGAGGATCCGGTGCGCCTGCAGCGCGGTCGTCGACGACAGCCCCGACGCGACGGTGACGTGCTCGTGGACACGCCGCACGTGCGCGACCGTGACCTTGTCGAGCCGGACCTTCCCGATCGCGGGGACGATGTACCGGTCGACGTACCCCTCGTAGGTCTCGAACGTGCGCGGCTTGAGCCGCGGCCGGGCGATCCGGTCCAGCCACGTCCGCATCCAGACGGCGACGGTAGGCGACGACGTCGCGAGGTCGCCAGCACGGTCCAGTTCCGCGCGGAGCGCGCGCAGCTTGCTGGACACGTCGCTCTTGGTGCGGGCCGTCACGACCTTCCGGCGGCGCTTCCCTCCGGGGCCGTCGGGCAGAGTCACGTAGCCGACCCAGAGACCGTCGCTGGACCGCTGGTATAGGGACCCGCTCCCCTTGTCACGACGCACGCGCGAGGACAC